CAAAAATGCCAGATAAAAGATTAGATGAGTTTATTTTTATAAAAAGATTCTTACAACTAGATCCTCCTAAATTTACACAAGCTGAAGCAGACTTTTATAGATTCAAAGCCCAAGCAAGTAAAGCAAAAAATCAAATGATGAAGTTTAAAGATGAAGCCAAAGTAGAATTACTAAAAGAATTTTTGGATGATCCCGAAAATAGGGAGTTGTTATATATATCTGGCAAATTAGAAAATTATGGCAGGATGGCAGCAAAGTTTAATACCGACAGAAATCTTATCATACAAGATAAAAAAATGTCTGGTGCAATGAAAAAGTTTAAATTATCACAAATAGATAAAGGCATGGCAAACTTTTTTGATGTAATAATGCAAGGCATAGACGATATGGATTTAGAAGTTCGTGAGCCGTTTTTTAATTTTAACAGAGGAGACTAATATGTTATCACTATTAATTAAACCTTTACTATCAGTAGCAGGAAGTGCTGTTACAGGATTTGTAGAGACAAAGAAAGCTAAAGCTGAGTTAGCTGTTACAGAAATTAAAGCTAAGACTAAATTAAAAGAAGACCAGATAGCAGGAAAAGTTGCTTGGGAAGCATCTGCAGTAGACCAAATGAAAGGGTCTTGGAAAGATGAGGTAAGTTTAGTAGTCCTACTTTTACCTGCCGTGCTAGTCTTTACTCCTTGGCAAGAGCATATACATAAAGGCTTTGTCGCCTTACAAGATTTACCATCGTATTATCACAACTTACTATATATTGCGATTTCTGCAAGTTTTGGTATAAAGGGCGCACAAGGTGCAGCAAAGTTATTTAAAAAATAGGAGTGTTTACAATAATGGTTAGTATACAAGTAGAAAAATTAAAGCAACAAATTAAGGAGCATGAAGGGTATAGGCTAGATGTCTATGTCGATACTTTAGGATTCGACACAGGGGGCTATGGTCATAAAATGTTACCGGGCGAAGTACCTCCAACAACTAAAGAAGGTTGGGATAAAATATTTGATGAGGACTTTGATAAAGCATGGAAACTTACTCAGAAGTTTTGTGAAGAGAATGAACTAAGTATACCTTTAGATGCTGAGTGTATTCTATGTGAAATGATTTATCAAATGGGTTTTGCAGGAGTCAGTAAATTTAAGATGATGATTAAGGCTCTCAAAGAAAAAGACTTTAAGGAAGCTGCTAAGCAGATGCTCGATTCAAGATGGGCAAAACAGACGCCCTCAAGGGCAAATCAACTAAGCAAACAAATGGAAAACGTATAGGAGGAAACATGAATAAATATTTACAAAAAGTTGTAGAGTTATATGAAACTTGGAAAGCAAAATGGGAAGACCTAAATAAAAAAGGTAAGCTTATTGTGTCAGGATTAGTTTTAGTAACAGTTATTATTTTATTAAAGGTACTGTAATGGCACTACCAGTTACACAACAATTAACAGATCAATTAAATAAAGAAAGTGTAGGAGAGATTCCTACTACACCTATGGAAGGTAATGTATCGAGATCCCTAATTGTAGGGGATTTATTAGCGGCTATGAAAGATTTAAATTTTAGCGACTTAGTAAAAGAATATGGATCTATGGCTGCAGTTACTTCTCCCAATACTAGCCCAAAGTCAGGTTTAATGGCAGAGATACAGTCTCCACCCTCACCTTTAGAAACTCAAAAGTCTGAAGAAAAAGTAGAGGCGGAAAAAGTACCTCAAGGTGATCCTGATTTTATAGTACCTGAGCCGGGAGATATTCCCACACCAATGACAGACGCTATGAATATTCAGCCTGACCCTAATGTGGTAGATACTACAGCAAACTCCGGGCTAATGAAGCCTGCCATAGCTTAAAAATCTTTTAGTAAAACATTTAGTGAGTCATCAAAGTCATATGTTTTTGACCTACAATGACCCACTATTGCGTTAATCATGTTTGCGTGATAGCCCTTACCTAGTTTCTTAACTATTTGGTCACTAGGTAAGGACTCATGATCTACTACTACTTCTCCTTTACCACTTACAGAAACAGTGGTTCTAAAGAGAATAGCCTCGTCTTTTGATTTCATTTCTTTTTGTCACCCTCTTTAACAAAATCAGGTTTAATCTGAGGATCTAATTTAGGTAATTTGCCTAATAGATTTATAAGCTGTACCACCTCTGCGTAGGGTCTAGTAAACATATACTTTACAACTGTGTTTACTTGTTCCTGTGTTATTAGATAATTATTTTCCATCTACACTACCCCTAGATTTTAGTTCCCCCGCTATAGCGCTATAAGCAGCCATATCTATATATGTGTCCTCAGTAACATTTCCTGCTTTAGTTCTAGCCATCTTCAATAGCGTCATCATTAAAGCAACATCATGTCCTGTGATGTGTACATTCAAATACGCAGACCATAGCTTTGCTATATTATCGTGCATAGTCTCTTTGTCCCCATACTCTTTTGCTCTATCCCCTGATATTAATTCATCAGCGATAGATAGTAGATTACTTGCGTCCTTCATACCTATTTTTTAACTCCTTTATACTAATCGACTCTAAGTCGTATTCCCCTTTGTTAACGTTTCTCTTTACAATCAGTCCACTCCACCATAGATGTTGTGTGCCTTTTGCAAAGTTTTCTTTATGGTTTAAATAGCATCCTGCATTTAATCCCATAATCTTTCTTCCATTATGCAGTGACCTAACAGCATAATCAAATAAATGTGAGTGACCTACAGTAGCAGATTGAAAGTTCTTCTTTAATAAATTAGAAGCTACATACTCTCCACTAATAGGCTTACCCATAACTCCACTTGCGATATTGTGACAGTATAGTATGCCATCAACTTCTACTATCTTTTCATAGTCGTGATACTCCCATCCGTATTTCGTAAATGGTATATCCATAACGCTTAGTGTGCCATCCAATTCAGGATTGTCTTCTACAAATCTGGTTATTCTATGTTCATGATTACCTCCCAACATAATCTTCCTAACCTTCTTATCTTTCAAAGATTTATTAAAAAGATACAATGCTTCTTCTGCATGATCTATTTCTTTCTTGTATCTTCTTCCCTCAAAAGACTTTTTCCCTCTATCAAAGTGTGATAAAGAATCCATATTAACCCAATCTCCTAGGCATATTATTGTGTCGGGATTGGTATCTCTTGCAAACTTTCCTGCCCAAGTAAGTCTGTCGTTACTGACTCCCATTTTAACATGGGGATCAGGTATCACTAGGTGTGTTCCCATTAGTGCATCCTCTCTTTACGTCTGTCTAGTATTTCCTGGAAGTCTACCTTAGACTTGCCATCAGTTTCTTGCATAGCCTCTATGCCCATATCGAATATGTAATCAGGCTCTTCTACAGAAGCCTTTACCATTCCATGCGCTATAGTTAATGCTACAGCGTAACTCTCTATTTGTGGAGTATCTGCTGCAGGTAACACAGTACATGCAAATCCCTCGTCTGTAGGATATATAGATACTAAAATAGACTCTTTAATATTAGTAGGTATCTTCTTAGATTTAGTTGTCATTTTTCTCCTTTATTAAGTCTATAAAATGATCTGCATTTACTATTACTAACGGCTCTTGCTGATTCATTTTGATTACAGCAATTGCTGTATTGGTGTCAAAACGTTTTATATGGTGACTTGCTTGCTCCATAATATCGTATATACCTTTGAATGTTTCTTTATTCTTACATTCAATTGAGTAAGGTATAAGTTCTTTAGCTTTAGTAGATAGTTTAATATCTACCCCAGTCTCTCCCATAACAGCGCCAGACACATCATCTTCTGTCAAAGAGGGGAAAGCCGAAAGTAGTTTGCCTTTCACCCAATTTTGTAGTCTTCTACCTTTAGCTTTTCTACTCCGTGTGTCCATCTTCCTCCCTAGGATTAGTTACTTCAGTATACCATACCCACTTAGGCGTAAGTGCTTTGGACTGTTGCTGTGGTAGATACTTAAGTTTTTCACCCCAACAAGGTTTCTTATATGCACAAAATCTACACTCTAGTGGTAATATTTTATTACCTGTAGCTTTTCTATTAAAGAACTCTTCTTCATCTTTAAACAGTTTTTTAAAAGGTGCATCAGAATTTAATGCATCCATATTATCTTTAGCTTTCTTAAGAGCATCACTAGATTGTTTCTGATCTGCTAGTGGAGTCTCAGTTACTGCCCATTCTCCTGTAGATTTATTAATAGCAATCCACCCTGCAAAATCCGTATTTTCTGCTTCAGCATATAGGTAACCTTGAGGTACATACCCAAAGCTATCCTCTTTCTGTATAGCATCAAAACCTCCATTATCCCCAAATTTATTTTCAAAAGCCCAAGGCGATGCACTCTTAATATCATAAATATTATTTTGAATCTTGATATCATAAGTACCATCAATCTCTGACCCATCATCAAATTTATGTTTAACTTTCTTCTGTATAGCATCTACTTTTACTCCTGATGCTTTTAGTATAGCTACTGCAGCAGCTTCAATCATATCCCCAAAAAGATTTCTCATCTTGAAGTTATAAGGCATAGGCTCTGCCTCTGCACCAGACTTCTCCATCTGAAGCTGACACAAAGGTCTGCCTATGTTCGACATCCTAGTTCTAAATGCCCTATCGTGTTGCTCTGTAAACTGCTTTTTAAAGGCATCTTCACAGGCTTGCCCAAACTCTTTAACTATTGTACTAGACACTCCCACAGAGGCTTTGTTAGCCTCCGTGAGAAACATCTGTACTCTGTTTAAAATAGAGTTTGACATTAAGTAGCTAAAAAGTCCTCAGGATTATCAGAAGATACTGCGTCTATAATTGTAGCACTCTCTGCGTCTTTCATGCTAGTTTTAGAGTTAGCTTGTTTCCACTGCTCTGCGATCTTTTTATTCTCTTCTTGAATAAGATCGTTAAACATATCCATGTGTTCAAGATCCTTCTTGGTGAACTCAACTTGCTTAGAGTCAACATCAATATCAGCTACATAGAATGTATTACTTCCACTCTTCTTTCGCTTAGTAGATAAGTTTAGCACATGGTTAAACATCAGACTGTTTCTACCCTTCAATCCTTTTAGAGTTTCCCCAATAGGTTTAAAGTTCATACCTGTTACACGCCATAGAACGGGCATTTCTTTTACAGAGGTAGCTTCACCATTTGCTTTTGTGCATTCCATACTAAGGACTCCATAAACAAGTCTATAGCATTTTATGTTTCTTTGCGCATCTACTTCAGCATCAGTAAGTTGTTCTTTATCTTTACCAATAACTTTGCCGCATCGTACTCCCCCTTTTGTGTCAATAGGCTCATCTTTCCATGATTTAAATATTACTGATGTAGAGGCATACTTGTTATCATCTGCATCATACTCCATGTATTGATAAGCGTTAATAAATGGTCTAAACTGTACTGCTGTATCTTTTAAGCTGTAGACTTTAGCTTCTGATTCAGGATCATAGATATTGTAGACTCCTGCCCTCAAAGCATTTCCGTCATCATCTTCAGCAGCCCTGTTTATTGCCAGTCTTGGCAAAGTTCCTGATCCCATTTGAGATCCATCGTCCTGCCCTGTCATCTTCATTATCTCTTCATTACTTAGAGACTCAAAAGGCTTTACTTCATTAGTCATGTTTGCACCTCCAGTGCTTTATTGTTAATCGTATAGTATCATAGATACTGCGTATTGTCAATGATAAATCGTAGTGTCTAACCAATTTGGTCCTACTTTTATCTCAACCTCTAATGGAACATCAAAATCAACATCGTACCTGTCTTTTAGTTCTTGAACAACACCTAGGCAACCTCTCTTTAAACAGTCAGCAACAATATCTTCTTCACCAGGAAATATGTCAGCAACTATAGAGTCATGCACTGTGTTGATTAAGATGCTCTTTGTGGCATTGTCCTCTAGCAATTTTTGAGAAAGGATACAGGCTAGAGGCACAATGTCAGCAGTAGCGAAGCCTTGCACAGGATAATTTTTTATCTGTGTTGAAAAGCTTGAGCCACCCCACGGCATTCTTTCTGCACTTGGAAAAGCGTACTGTCTACCTGTTGGTAGAGTTATGACTTTACGTCTTATTGCTTCATCCTGCAGTTTATCATGCCAAACTTTTATATCAGGGTACTTCTGTAAAAACTCTACATAATACTTTTGTTGCGGAGGAGTACCTGACATGCCTCCGTAGAGTGGTTTAAATGTATGTGCCTTAGCTTCTTGCCTCTCACAGCCTATCACACTTGCTGTAAAAGCATGAACATCAACACCATCTAAAATATCTTTTAATCCATTTTTATCTTTGGCTAGGCATACAGCAGCCCTAAATTCTAACTGAGCAAAGTCTATTTCCATAATAGATCCTCCCTCAAATCTTGAACTAATAGCTTTTCTTATAGGGAAAGTATTACCTCTAGGTTGATTTTGGAAGTTAGGATCACGGCTTGACAGCCTACCTGTTGCAGTAATGCATTGCATAAAGTTTGGATACAAATAATTATCTTCTGTCTTGTGTTTTTTTATACCTTCAACAAAAGTTTTTAAGTATGTCTCTAATGCATTGTACCTAGATATCTTTTCAATAAACGATCTTAACTCATCATCACCTGTATTGCCTACTTTAAGTAGAGTAGTCTTGTCTGTTTTAAATCCACCTTCAGCAACATCTAAAGAAGATTCTACCTTACCTTTAAAACCTGCTTTCTCTTTTGTATTTCTGTATATGTAGCCTTTGCCTCCACAGTCAAAACATTTTGTAAGATTTTTGTAAGGTTCTTTGTTGACTTTGAACTTTTGAATCTGACCTTTGCCGGAACAAGCAACACAATGCTCTGCTTTAGTTTTATACACAGGCTGTAAAAACATATCAAATATCTTTCTAAGTTCTGTTTTAGAATACTTAGTTCTGCGCTTAGGTTTTTTTGTGTAAGGGTCTACCCCTAGATTAAATTGAACTGCCCATTTCTTTTTGTCAGTTACTTTGACTCCATACAATAACCAAGATAGTTGCTCAGGACTAGAAGGATTTATAGAAGTGTCTCCCATTTTTTCGTATATAGCCTCGTCTATTTGTATTCTAAGACTATCATACTCTTGCTGAAAATCATTTTCTACTTGTTGCAAGGCGTTATCGTCAATAAATATGCCATTGTTTTCCATTTTAGATAAAACAACTAAAAACTCACACATCATCTTAACACTATTGATTAGATTTTTATTCTTACCGATCTTAAACTGCTCCATCTGGGCATCAAACAAGGATCTTGTAGACTTAATATCAAACCTACCATACTCTTCAAGCATTTTTATAGGTACATTCTCAAAAGAAGTTTTGTTCTTGATAAATCCTTCCATTAGATCTGATTTCTGTGTTACATTTCTTCTCACGCAACAATCTTTTAGCTTTAAGCTTCTTTTTATACCCCTGTTTAATAGATACTCACCTACCATAGTGTCGTAGACCCTGCCTGAGTATGTAAATCCAGATTCCCATAGCCAAATTATGTCAAACTTTATATTATGACCAACTAATAGCGTTGTTTTGTCTAGTATAGCCTGAACTCTATTTCTATCAGGAGTACCTCTAAACTCATTGTGTTTAAAAAATATATAATCCTCGTTCAAACCCATACAAATTAAAAAGTTGTGTGGGTTTTTTGCTGAAGGGTCTAGTTTACCCTCGTCAGTTACTTGAAAGCTAGTCTCTACATCAAATGTAGTAATCATTCTGCGTACCTCGACAATTCTGGGATTATGTTACAAGGTATCATGCCATGCCACCCTGTGATTTTATTCTTAGTTATGTTTAAGCCTCTTAGATTCTTATCCATATCTACCTTGTCTCTATATCCTACGCCTATGATTACATCTGCCTCTGCCGCCTTTCCTGTTTTACTATTCTCCATCATGTCGAATGTTATATCAAGTTTACCTTGAGCATCCGCAGATGCCTGAGAGATCGCAATCACACAGCAATTGTTTCTTTTGGCAATCTCTCTAGCACCTGTGTATATAGCCCTAAGTTTTTCGTCAGTACGAGCAAAATTTCCTGCAACTCCAACTTTATCAAGTTGGTCAATAACAATTATATCAGGCTTTTCTTTCGCTACTAACTCATCTACTTTGGCTAAATCCCAATCAACAGTATCTAGTATATGTACATTCTTTTTGATCTCAGCCCATTTCCTATTGGCTAGGGCAGTATCGTTTTTTATTTCTTCGAATGTCATACCTGTATGTGCATTGACTAGTCTCATCTGTGTTCTGATAGCAGGTTCTTCATTTATCAGCGCACAAACTTTCGCACCTTGCGATGCAAAACCATCTACTCCTGCAATTAGGTTTACCCAAAATGCAGTCTTACCACTTTCAGGGCGAGCAAAT